TATTAGCTGAATCGACAGGTGCAATATCATTGGAGCAAAATACTGGTGGTTGATAGAGCGCAAGGCAGGAAAAAATCTAATTTTGTTGCAAAAACATCAGTCGATGCAGGTGCATTTGTCGATTATTTTGTAAACGGCACAAACTTTAAGATCAGTTACGCAAATTTTGTCGCTGGGCTAGGTGTTACTGGCAGTATAACGCAATCAGGTGCGCCAGGTGGCATAGCAGTGCTAGATATAGACGGCACTGTGAACAAGATCCGCAACATAGAAAGCGGCGCTGGTGTCCTGGCTAGCGTATCGTCACAAAATGGCGTAGAGCTAAAACACAACTTTACAGCAGATAGCACTGGTGCGCCGTTATTGCTGAACACAACGGACGCCACACCAGATATAGCTAGCATAGTTGGCGGCACAGGAATTACTGCAACTTCTACGTCAACATATGTAACGATATCTGCAGATGCATTACCGCACGCGCAGGTCCATATGCAGGGCAACAGCACTGCCACAACCATTGCGAGTGCTGGCACGCCAGTCAAAGTAGCAGGTACATTTACTGTTGGCATACAGTCCGGTTTTACTGGCGATACAACTGGTAAAATAGTCTACAACGGTACAACCACTAGAGTTGTAAATGTAAAAGCGTCTGCAACTGTCAAACCTGCAACACAGAGCTCGCAGGACTTGTTTTTGCAAATAGCAAAAAACGGCACAGTGATTGCTGGATCTAAAATAGTTAGGGAAGTTGACACTGCACAAACAGCTAACTTATTCACATTTTTTAACATATCTCTCGCACAAAACGATTTTGTAGAAGTGTTTGTAGGAAATGCGACGAGCACAGACAACGTAGTGGTTAGCGATATAGTTATAGGTTTGTGATGGCAAAAGTAATACTACCAATCGCAAACGGCTACTATGAAAGTGATTCTCTGCCAATATCAGCGCAAGAATGCACAAATTTGTATCCTAACATCGCACAGGCTCCTGCGTTAAACCAGGAAACACTGTTTGGCACTCCTGGTCTGACTCAAGTAGCTAGCGCTAGCGATTTAGATAACTGCCGCGGCGCGCATGAGATGAATGGTGTGCCGTATTTTGTTATAGGCGCGCATCTATTTAGCATGGCTGAAGACTATACGCTGACGCAGCGTAGTAACGTCACAATTAGCGGTAATGGCAGGGTATCGATGGCCGACAATGGCACACAGCTGTTGTTGTTGGTCCCGGGCGGCAATGGTTTTATTTATAACCACGTAACTAATTCATTTGCGCAGATTACTGACGCTGATTTTACCGCAAACGGCAATCCGCAACAGGTTGTGTTTATAGACGGGTTTTTTTGTCTTACAACAGATACAAAAAAGTTCATTGTAAGCGCCTTAAATGACGGTCTGTCGTATAACGCGTTAGATTTTGGTACTGCAGAGTCAGATCCAGACGAGATTGTTGCGCCTATTGTATTTAAGAACCAGTTGTTCATAGGTGGCTCACAGACCATCGAGGCATTCCAAAACATTGGCGGTGCAGATTTTCCGTTTCAGCGCACTGGTTTGTTTCTAAGCAAAGGTATATCCAGTCCATTCAGCATTCAGTCCATACAAGACACTTTTGTCTTTGTTGGCGCAGGAGCAAATGAATCACCTGCTATTTGGGCGCTGAGTGGGAACAGCGTTACAAAAATATCTACCACGGCAATTGACAAAGAGCTCAGTGCGTTAACAGAAACTCAGATACAAAGTATTTTCAGCTTTGCCTACGCAGAAAAAGGCGCATATTTTGTAGGATTTACACTTCCAGGCACAGCGCTTGTTTACGACACAATTAGTAAAAGGTGGCATGAAAGAAAGAGTTTTGTAGATGGTGCACTGGGAGCATATCGCGTAAACGCATTGGTGAGAGCTTACAACCAGCTGTGGGCAGGTGACCTGGTCGATGGCCGTATAGGGCTACTAGATCAAGATATCTACACTGAATACGGCACAGAGATTCGTAGGACCATAGTTACGCAACCATTTCAAAACAAAATGGAGCCTTTTGTATTGCCTGAGCTAGAGCTTACAGTAGAAAGCGGCGTAGGAAACTCAGCTGCAGAAGATCCTATGGTTGGCATGGAGAGAAGCACAGATGCAAAAATATGGTCTGATGCGAGGTATAGAAAGATAGGTAAAATTGGCGAATACAATCGCAGGGTCATATGGAATCGTAACGGCAGGGCATCCAGGTTTGAGCTATTTAGATTTACTATGAGCGAGCCTGTAAAACCTGTTTTTATACAGATGACTGCAGACATAGTGGTTACACAATGAGTTATAAACTTAATGCAGCACAGCCGATTGTCGATGAAAACGGCACAATGGAGCAGCCTTTCCGCCAATTTACGCAGGAAGCAGCATTGTCTATACCAATCACGGGTACAGGAAGTCCAGAGGGCGTTGTAGAGGCGGTACAGTTTAGCTTGTACCTGGACAGCGCTGGTAGCGCAGGTTCAATACAGTATAGAAAAATGCAACCAGAAATTGCAGGTGATCGACGTAGAGGCTGGGTAGCAGTTTAGGAGACACGCATGAATCCGTTATTAATACCACTAGCGGCATCAGTAGTCGGAGCAGGCGCAGGCGCATATGGCGCTAGACAAGCGCGGAAAGCGGCAGAGGGTCAAACTGAATCGTCTGAACGTATGCGGCGAGAGGCAATGCAGGCGATCCAAAACTTTGGTCAAGCAGCATTAGAGCCACTAGCGCCAGCATATCAGAGAGCACAAGACATAAATGAAGCTGGTTTTAATCGTGCGCTAGCTTTAACAGGACAGATGTTCAGGCCAGCTTTAGAACAGTTTAGAGAAGGTAATTACATGGCGCAGCAACGCATAGCAGAGGCGCAGCCTTTCATGCAGTCTGCAATACTAGGCACTGGGTCACTTGGGTATATGCCGCAAGCGCAGAACGTAGGTGGTCAGATAGATTACAGCGTGCTAAATCAGCTGACTAACCCAGAACCTATGCAATTTACTGCAGTGCCAGGAGGACAGACCACACAAGCTGCACCACAAACAGAAAATCCTGTCGATCTGATGCAACGCGCAATGATGCGTTTCCAAACTGATGGGAATATTGATGAGGCAATAGGATGAGCATTCGAGGCAAACGCGAAGATACAGAAGGCGTTAGAGAAGCTGAATTTATTGTCTTAGATTACATAAAGGCAACGCCTAATTTTACTGTGCCTGAAGTGGCAAGGCTAATAGATGATGTCGGCGCTGATGTAGATTTTATCGCAAGAGCTCTAGGCATAGACCCAGCAGCTGCGCGCCAAGCATACAATGAAGTGATAAACGGTGCGCCACCTATCCAGGATGTAATAGCAAAACAGAAAAATTCTGACCCATTAAACCCGCCACAGAAACCACTAGATGAAGTAATAGACACTAGCGGAGCAGCTGGCGCTGTAGCCAGTGGCAACCCGTTAGCAAACGCTACACAAAATCAAACCACGATAAATAATCAAGCTGCTAATATTGCCGCTATAGAGGCAGAAAATGCTCGTTTAGCACAAGTAGAGGCAGACAGGGCAGCGGCAGCGGCAGCGGCAGCAACGGCTAGAAACCAGGCAGCAGACGCATTAACAGGCCAAATAGCAAATCAGGGAGCGGCACAAGTGCTTTCTGGTTTAACTTCTGACGGCACATCGCAGCGTGCTGCGCTGATGAATCTATCAACGAGCACTGGCATCCCAGTTACAGAGTTGGAGCGCACTCTGCAGGTTGCTCCAGAGCCCGCACCTGCGGGAGCCACGCTGACTCCTACGCCTACTGCTACGACTAACACAGCTACTACTGTGCCTGATGCAGTAGATCCAAACCTGGTCCGTAACGCGCAAACAGGTGCAATGGCTGGACCGCAGTTGCCTGTAGGTCTTGCAGCAGCAGAGCAAGCTATACGAGGCGGCGCAGGGACTGCTACAGGCCTATTAAGCGGAGCAGCTGGGGCAGCAGGTCAGGAGCTAACTGCTGGCACTCTGGGCGGTAT